AAAGTGTTACGATGGTGTCTTGCAAAAGTTTTGGCTCATGGTAAAGCTTTAAGGCGTAATCGTAAAAGACTTAAAGATGAACAAATCCACACACTCGTAAGGTGTCAGGAGATGGCTAAGAATATAGAATTACTTATAGATTATATAGAAACGGAGGAAATATAAATGAATGATTGGATTAAGATCGATGAAATGCCATTATGGGCTGAGGCTATATTAGAAATAGAAGCTCTAGTTAATGAAGAAGTCTCACGGCTCAAGAAAAAAGGCGATGAAGAAAATGTAGCTTTGTTAAGAAAAAGCCTAATTGTTATTAAAAGAGGATACTAATGAATAATTTAAAAAATGTAGATTGTTGTAGAGAATGCGGAGATGAACTTAGAAAAGTTAAACACGCTAGACAAAAACAAAATTTATGTCCCGAATGCAGAGGACTTAGACAGTCCACAAGCCAAGCCATCCGAAACGTAACCGAACAACTCCAAAAAAGAAATGCAAAGCTCGTCGATGACGATGATTGGTCAACACAAGACGATCCACGAGCCGTAGCTGAAAAAGATTATGGACGGGTTAATCGTGTATCAAATGCAGCTCCTAGAGAAACAACTCTCAGCGAACTCTTTTAATGGCCGAACTCATATGCAACCTACCAGCACAAAAAGTATTCGTGCGGAAAGAATATCTCCGTGATCTGAAAGATGGTCACGGCGAATTTGTCGAAGGCGTTTGGATATCAGCTAAGTCTATTCCTGGAAGAGCCTTTTATTTCGAGACATTTCTACCTCAATATGGGGCTTTGTTTGATAAACTACCCATTAGTGCTTTCGTTTCACGGCCCACGGCTCCCGAGCCTGATATGACACTCAATAATCTTCAGTTCTGGAATTGTATGGATTACGGCGTTACAGCTATCTGTAAGCAATTTATAGGGTCAATGGACTTTGAAGTCCTAACAAGAGACTACGGCGTACAAAAAGGTACTTATATCGCTACCCTAGATAACTATCACATAGATGTTAACACAATAGATTATAGTACAGCTGAAACACCTGATGAGCATAAATCTTTTAATCTGCTTCAGCTCAATAATGGGCAGTTCTGTTTGTATCCTAATAATCGGATGAGAGTTTATGACAATAGTCTCACGCCTCACGAGCCAAAGATGCCTGATTTTAAAGTTAGTACTATTGAGTATCAGGTTGAGAATGGAAACAATACGAGACTCGGAGATACTGACGAATACTTCTGGAAAACGAAACAAGAAAAATAGTTACATTTATTACTTTCCTTTATATATAGAGCTGAAAATAAAAAAAATATTTTTTACTAAAAATAGGTGTAACAGGTGTAAAATATGTAACACATACCTGTAACCCTTAGTATATAAGGGTTTTATTGTTACATATTTTGTTACATATTTAATTTTAAAAATGTAACATTACAGTATTAGATCGATTTTGGCCTTACTAAGGCCGAAAAAGTTTTTTGCAAAAAAATATTTTCTGGTATATATATAAAGGATGAATAATTTAAAGCCTTTGAAAAAAGGTCGTGGAAGACCAAAAGCCGACCTACATAGTAAGCTCACTAGAAAGCAAGAGAAGTTTGTAAAAGAACTTGTTTCTAATGATGGAATGATAACTTTGAGAGAGGCCGCAATCAATGCGGGCTATCCAGCTTCTTCAGCTCACACTAGAGCTTATGAAATGACTAACCCTGAAATTTGCCCTCACATATGCCGAGCTATTCAAGCTTATAGAGATGAGCTAGATGAAAAATATGGTATTAATTTTAAAAGACATCTACGAGACTTACAAAGAATAAGAGATTTGGCTATAGAGAATGGAGCATACTCAGCCGCAGTTCAGGCAGAGTATAGACGAGGTCAAGCTAATGGTAATATCTATATAAACAAATCTGAAATCCGTCACGGGACTATAGATAGTATGTCTAAGGACGAAGTCCTGAAAGCTTTAAAAGAGTTGAGACAAAATGAACCGAAATACGCTAAAGACGTTATTGAACACGAGGAAGAGAAGCCCAACAAAAAAAGAATCGGGACTGTACGAGCAGTTAAAGAGAGCGTCTCTTCTTTACAATAAACCTATCCGACTTAGTAGAATAGAAAACTGGATGACTTTAGGTCTTCCTGATTTACTTATTTGTGACCACAATCATAAATTTCATTTTGTAGAATTGAAATATGTAAAATTTAATGCTGTAAATTTAAGCCCTCAACAAATTAGTTGGATAACTTTACATAAAGAAGCTTCGGTTTGGATTTTGGTTAAAAGCCTTAAAGGTCTTCATTTATATAAGGCTGATCAAGCTATACAGTTAAAAGAACACGGGATAAAATTAGAGCCATATTACTTTTGTCCTGAGCCTTTTGATTGGAATAAAACTTTTGACTTGATTTTATAGAATAAATCGCATATCGTTATTTTAATTTAAACAAATAGCTTGGAGGCTAGATATGACTAATAAAGTAAAACATTGTTTCACTATGATTAATGAAGGCGATGACAAGTTTAGGGTTGTCAAAGTTATTTACAAACAATCAGGTTATTATTCACTCGGTAAAATAAATCCTAATGATCCCACAGAATTAGATAAATTTGTGGGCGATTTCACTTATATAGAAAATATATGTGAAAATTGGAATAAACGTCTTGGCATTTCAGCTGAAGAAGAGATGGAAATAGTAGCATCAAGTATGGGAGCTTAGATATGAGTAGATATAATAGTGATGCCATAGACGATGCATGTGAACAAAACTTAGGTCACACTAATTGGAGATATGCAGACACTCAAGACCTTGAGGAAGTTATTGCCGAAAGAAAAGGCGATATACCCAAGGGAGAAGAGATAGATTGCATTGTAATTTTTTATAAAAATGACGTGGAGGACAATAATGTTTAAAATAACAATAATTGATAATAAGGGTAAAAAACGTGAGTTTAATAATTTACCTAGTTTAATAGCTTATGCTAATTCTTTTCAGATGTCTTGGTTACCTGATGGATTTTCTTGGTATATACAAGAACCTTCAACACCTTTTGTAGATGATCTTGAAAAAATGAAAGATTTTTTTAAGCTAACAAAAGAAGAGTTTTTAAATTCATATTCTTATGTAAACGAAGCTGAATACGATGCTACGGCCGAAAAAGTAACTAAAGAAAATATTAAGTTTGAAGATTTATTTCCTTTAAAACAATACACCGTTAAATTTGATTTTAGTGTATGGTTTGATCGTAACTTTTCTATTGAAGCTAGTACTCAAGAAGAAGCTGAGGAAAAGGCACAAAAGCTTAAAGATGATTTACAAGAACACATAATTTCAGAAAATATTTTTGAAATCAAGGATTGGACTCTTGGTGATTTTAGATTTGATACTGTTTATGTTCAGGAGGATTAAATGAGTAAAGAAGATAAAATTTTAAAAACTTTAAGCCCTGATTTTTGTCAGCTGAGATTAACCAATACAATGTTAAATAAATCTATAATAGATGCGAATGCTAGTATCAGGCGATTTGCAAAACTATTTGGAATTGATTTTGATACAATGGTTAATGGCGAAAAACATAAATTAATGGCTTATTATGAAGACGATACAATTTGTACTATTTCATTTTATAAAACTGTAAATAGAGGTGATAGAAGATTGTCTATTTCAGGAATAAAACAAAAAGCCCAAATAAATGATTTGATAGCTTTTAACTATAAAAGAATAGTTTTAGATAATGATTTACAAGAAAATGTAATTGTTATAAACGTAACGGCCAAAGCTGAGAATAGGAAAATTGCTTAATGTTTTTATTAAAATGGATAGGAATGCTGATTTATGGAAAAGATTTTGATACTTACATGAGAGGCAAAAAACCTAAAAGAAATAAGAAAGATAAGGCGGGGAATTGACCCGCCTATTTTTTTATGTACAATAGGTATGCGATAAATCACATAATAGGAGAAAATAATGCTTAAATTAGTCAAAAATTCTACTGCAAAAAAAACAACTTATTGTGCAGTCACATATAGAGCGGGAGGCCAAGATAAATTTGCAACTTGCCCGAAAACTTGTAATTTAAAGCCCGACACGTCAGCGGGGGCAACTGAAATAGATTATTCTTATTTAGATGCAGTATCGGACGCCGTACCAAAAGGCGGGATAAGTTTTACTTATTCACATTTTAATCCTAAATATTGGAAACATAAACTTAGAGCGGGGAAAACGGCTATAAACTATTCAGCAAAAAATATTGCTGATATGCTTTTACATTCATTCGTACCCGTAGTTATAAATGTTAAAGAAACATTTTGGAAAACAAATAATAAATCTGAAACCGTAAATGGTTTTAAAATTATTAGATGCCCAGCTGAGTATAACAATTCTAATTGTAGAGACTGCGGAAATGGAAAACCATTATGTAGCCGTATTGATAGAGATTATGCGATAGGATTTACAGATCATGGTACATATAAGAAAAAAGCGGGTAGTGAAACCGAAGACGGCGGGTGCTATGCAACAGCTGGCAATGTAAAACTACATTGGGAGGCAACCGCTAAACAATCTGAGACCGAGCTGGACGAAATAAAGCTTTTAAAATTTGCTCAGGAATTACCTTATGGAACTGTATTAAGACAT